GAGCGGTGCAAATCCGACTCGGACGCTTTTAGTAAACGAGAAACCCGATGACAACGCGGGACACGAGAATGATGGCGAAAGCGATAGAGCAACGGTGGCCGATCAAGCCGGAGTATCGAGAAGCGATAATTCGAAAGCTGATTCAGGTCGTCGCAAACCCGCAAAGCAAGCCTCGTGAGATTACTGCCGCAGCTCGGGCGTTACTTGCTGCGGAGGCTCAGAATCAATCCGATGAACACAAGGTAATCGATGGTCAGCTTACAGCAGGAAACTTTGACATGGCTCGCATCGCTGCAGACCTCGGAGTTGAACTATCGCTTATCGTTGATGGAACCGTCGAAAAGAGCGGAAGTGGCGATTCAACTTCACTCGTTCAAGTTCGGACCGAGGACAATACAAGACGAAGCTAGCGAGGACATCCAACGCAAACGAGAACTTCGTAGTGCCGCAGCTAACGTCACCATCCCACCAATCGCCGATCCAATCCGTCGCGCAGCCTGCCTACAAGATCCCGAACTATTCCTTCGTACTTACTTCTCGGCAATCTTCTACAATCCGTTTGCGTCCCATCACAGGGCGATGATTCAAGCTATCCATGACAGATGTTATACCGGTGGTGACAAGGCAGTTGCAGCTCCGAGAGGTGACGGTAAGAGCCAGGTAACAATCGGAATGATGGCCTACGCTTTACTTGCAACTCCGATTCGTTTCCCGATCTTCATCGCACAAACAACCAAGAAGTCCTCCAAGCTATTCAAGCAACTCAAAGGCAAGTTTAGCAACGAACGCAAGTATCCTGAGTTTTGCGGTGATTTCCCAGAAGTATCGGCATGCGTCAAAGCACTCGACGGTGCACCGCAACGAGCGGCAAAGCAACACGTAGACGGCAACAAAACAGACATCATTTGGAGTCAAGAAAAGATCCGACTGCCATACATCGAAGGCTGTCCATTTAGCGGAAAGATGGTCGTCTACTTCGGACTTGATGCGGCAATTCGCGGTGAAGGCGACGACGAAGATCGTCCAGACTTGGCGGTCATCGACGATCCCGAAACTAGAGAAGTCGCATTCTCCCCAACGAACCAACACCAAAACATTGAGGACATGATCGACTCGGACGTAGCAGGTTTGGCAGGACCGAACAAACGAATCTCGCGGGTGGTTCTGACCACGATCCAGAACAGGAAGTGCTATTCCTACCGAGTCACATCACGCAGTCACAAACCAACCTTCGAGGGAGACAGGTACGGCATTCTTTCGACATGGCCAGAGCGAGACGATCTTTGGCAGGAATACATTGCCAAACGTCAAACAGGACAATCCGAAGGCGATCGAAGCGGACGGGCAGCGACTCAGTTCTACTTGGATAACATGGAGCAAATGAAGCTAGGTGCGACGCTGACGAATCCCCATAGGTTCGTCTCAGAAAAGGATAGCGATGGCAACCAAATAGAAGTCGATGCACTCCAAGCGTTTTACAATCGTGTAGCCGACTGGGGAATGGATCGAGTTCTAGCCGAACTTCAGAACGAACCTAAAGAGGAAGAGATACCGGAAAGCCTTGGCATAACTCCCGGTATCGTCACGTCTCGCATGAGTGGTTTAGCACATGCGGAAGTCCCACCCGGTGGAAAAATCTTCTTTGGTTGCGACGTTGGCAAGTATAAACTCGATTGGTGTAAGGTGGCATTTCATGGCAATTGTGTGGGGACCGTCATCGATTACGGTGAATGGCGTGTTATTGGGACTGACAAGTCAAGTTCAGACGAGGCTACAGAACTTGCAATCCTTCGAGCCTTGCACGAGCTGCGACGTTTCGCACTTGCGGAGACTCGTCCTGACTTTGGCTTTATCGACTCAGGAGACTTCACCCCAGCGATCTATGAATTTATCCGCCAAACGGGTGCACCGTTTGTTGCGTCGAAAGGTCACGACGATTCACGCATTAGCTACGCAGGTGAGAACACGGAGAAGAAACGACACTTCGATCAATGCCGTGCGGACTGGCAGCAGGAGCAAGGGATCTGGCTTTACAACTACAACGCACACCATTGGAAGAATGAAGTTCACCAACGCTTTACCACCAAGACGTTTGACGAATCACACCAATTCAACGACGGGAGTTTATCCGTATGGGCAACGCAAGACCCGAAGGTTCACTTGGCATACTCACAGGAAATATGCGCGGAAGAACGTCAGGAAGTTTTTCAGGAAGGGAAAGGACTGGTCAAAAAATGGATCGTAAAAAGCAGGAGAAACCACAAGCTAGACGCGACGGCGATGGCACTTTGCGCGGCAGCGTGCATGGGAGTCAAGGTAGTGCCGAGGGTGCAAGCAGCGAGACCAGTAACTCCAACGCAGCCGAAGCAGGAGAGCGAACGATTCAGGAAGAGACCGGGGGGGTGGGTGCCGAAGAGAAGGTACTAGCGAAGGTTGTTGTTGGGATGGCTTTTGCTAGATCGAGAACGTTCACAGCGAAGCCGTGCACTAGTTGTGCAGCTTTGCGTGAACAAGATACTAACTTTACAAGAGTCTACGCTACTCGCGGAGATGTTCGTTACTGCCGGTGTCACTTCTGCGGAAGCACCTGGAAAGATTCTGACTCTGTTCCACACAGTGGAAGTTAAGTAATTCTCTTAGATTGAGTGCGTTGCCATGATGCTTGAATGGCACCGGAAGCACTTCTTGCACTCATTGACACTGCGATTGAAGCACTCCTAACGGGAGGTGCTTCTTCGTATTCTATTGGCACTCGATCGGTTACCAAGCTAGACCTTGCGACTCTTTTTGAAGAGCGTCGTATGCTGGAAACCGAAGTCTTGCGAACCACTGGTTCCGGTGGGTTTTCCGTCGCAAAGATGGGAAGACGCCGATGAACCCTATCGATGCACTCATCAGCTTCATATCCCCAGTCGCAGGACTCAAGCGAGCACAAGCACGCAAAGTGTTGCGAACGTACCAAGGTGCGGAAGCTAACCGACTAACCAACCACCGGAAGCCACGCAACCAATCAGCCGACCAGGAACTACTTGGTCCGTTCGGTGCCGATGCTATGCGAGCATGGGCTAGAACGCTGGTGCGAGATAATGCCTATGCGTGGAACGTAGTTGACACGATCGTAAGCAACGTCATCGGCGATGGCATTTCAGCCCAATCGACTTATGAGACGCCAGACGGCGAGGACATCGAATCCGCCAACGATGCCAGAGACAAGTTGTTTTCTGAGTGGTGCGAAGTCTGCGACATCAACGGCGAACTAACCTTCTTCGAGATTCAGGCACTTTGCCAACGCGAAATATGCGAAGCCGGTGAAGTCCTCGTCAGGCTTATCAAAACAACAGGCAAGCAAGATAAAGGCATCTCTAGACCAGTCCCGTTGGCGATCGAACTAATCGAAGCAGACAGACTTGCACTAGATCGCGATACCTACCGAGTCAGAACCGCTAGAGAAAATGGCAATCGTGTTATTCGCGGTGTCGAGCTTGACGAAAAGGGAAAAGCGATAGCGTACTGGATCTATCCAGAGCATCCAAACAGCCCCTACACGACAGTCAACCAAGAGCCGGAACGAGTTCCAGCACATGAGATCCTGCACCTATACCGCAAGGATCGAGTCGGACAATCTCGCGGTGTCTCTTGGTTCGCACCTGTCATGTCTTGGATGCGGGATCTTGGCGTCTACGTTGACAACGAAATACAAGCGAGTGCGGTCGCATCATGCTTTGGTGTAGCCGTAAAGACAGAAACCCCTATCGGTTCCTTGCTCCCCCCAGGTGGTGAGGCGTCAGTAGACGACAACGGTAACAGCCTGGAATATCTAGAACCCGCGATGGTCGTTCGTCTAAAGCCAGGCGAGTCAATCGAATCCATCAATCCAGGTCGTCCAAACTCCGCAAGCGAACCTTGGATCAACCTGATGCTGCGTGGTATCTGTGCCGGAACGGGCACGAATTACGAAGCGATTGCAAAGGACTTTTCAAAGACATCTTACTCTTCTTCGCGTACTTCGAAGCTAGAAGACAGGCCACGCTACAAGCGATG